CAATAACGCTTTCATTCTCTAGCCAAACTTCCTCACGCGCTTTGCTTGAAGCATGTTGCAATGCTGTGCGAGTGATTGTTTCTTGATTGCGCTTCATTACAGCAAGTGCGCCGTCCCGATAGTTCGCTGCTTTAGTGCCTCTGATACGCTGCAAGATTTGCGCCGTTGTTTGACCCTCTGCAAAGCCTAAACGAATAAGCTTGTGCATGCGTGCCTGTTCCTGCTTGGAGAAATCTTTAAGCATTGGCTTTAGCATTGATCCGCTAAGTACCCCACCAATATCGCCAAGTGGTGCAGCAAACACGGCAGCAGATATAATAGCATCCGCTGGCAATGAAAACGACACGCCCTCGACAACATTGCCCAATGCTCTATGTTCAAAGTCAGACTCGTATATCGCGGCTTCTTTCACACTATCGCGCCATACCTTTTCATATTCAGAAAGCGTGCTTTTCAATGATACATCAACAAGTTTTAACTGCTTCTCAAGCGTGCGCATGGTTTCAATGTCGCCCACACGCGTTAAAATATCACGAATATCCTTGTCCATCTGCTTTAAGAACACGTCAAACTTAGCCACTTCATGCGATTTCAACCGCTCATAATGCGATTGATGCCTAGTGCTTATTGTAACAAGTGATTCTTGTGGCATTTATGATGCTATCTCGAGCCAATGGGAAATCCTCGATGGATGGCGAGACTTCCTTAGTGCATGTTGTTCGATTTGCCTAGTCCTCTCTATTGATAAACCTGTGAATTCTCTTACAATGCTTAGCGTGAGGGCAATCGGGAAACCAATTCCGAATCTCATCGTAATCACTAAAGCTTCGCGCTTTGTAAGATGTGAAAGAATTAATGCTATGGCTTCATCTTGATTCATACCGTCCCTTAGTTGCGGATTATCTTCGTGGGTTATAGCTCTTAATAGATCACTAGGCTTTATGTCTGGTCTTGTCCCTTTAACTCTTTTCATGTCATTTCTCCATTATCGCTCTCACTGTCGGCGTACGGGGTCAGTGCTTGCTGACCCCTATCCGACAATGGATTCATGCATTGTACATGTTTGGCATTAACAGTCAATGTCTAAGCTGGCATTTATGGTGCGCCCAAATCTGGCATAGACACCTTGTCAACCTCGCCCGTGAACTCCTCAAGCGTTTTCTCTTTGCTTGAAATGTCCATCTTTTGAAGCCACGCAAAATAATCACTGACTGGGATAGCTCCCTGAACATATCCAGCAACCATAGCCTGTATTTCTTGAGCTGTGGCAGTAGGTGCGAAGAAATCATCATTCATTAAGTAGCCGTCTTCATTGCCTAGCGTGACATTCATATAACGCGCCGCCCATTCGATACATTGCGTGTATGCTTCGCTTACGTTGGCTGAAATTAATGCCAGTGCTGAATGCTGCACGCTGGCATCGTTGTTTGACTCTGTCGCAGTCTTCGCAACGCCGCTGGGCTGAATGTAACGTGCGCCAAGACCAATCATTGCATCAACCTTATCAATCATTGCCTGTCTAACCATAGTGTTCGGCTGTGCTGATTCAATGCCGAATCGCTCACCTGACGGTACTCCTAGCATCATTGGGCTGCCTATCTGCATATTGTTTTTTTGCATTAAGTCAATATGCGTTTGGCTAAGACCTGACATCCAAGCTTGTGGGTGTCCAAGATACCAGACGGAGTTTTCAAGCTCAGCGCTGTTTCTGTAATGCCCAATATTCAGCTTCACAAGCGGACGCATGATTGAATCACCCACCTCGCTTGTATTGCTATCCGCACCAATGAATGTAAAAGGTATAATATCCCACGTGTTGCCTTTACCATCCACTGGAATAGACTCATCATAAACCTGCCAATCTTCGTTTTCATCTTTGCGCCATATTGTTTCTATAAACACTCTATTCACAAGTGACAGCACGCGCATTTGTTCAATTTCTTTTGTCTCGAAGCCATCCTCCTGCACTTCTTCGACTGATTCAGATAGCACAACAAGACCTAGAATAACTTTAGAACCAACTGTTATTTCACGCCAATTTATAATCTGGTCAGCTTCATATTCATTGAATGTTGCAAAAAAGTTACCTGTTGCCATATCCTGCTTGCTTAGTTCGCCATCTGTTTTCGGGTAAGATACGAACAATCCACCACGCGCCATTTTAATAATATCAAGCGCAACATCACGCGACTGCTGAAAGATGGAGTTACCCTTGCCGTCTGCGTTTGTTTCTAAGTAATCAAGTTGTGCAGGCACTGTCAGCTTTGGCTTTTCAGAGAATAGTAGACTATTCAACCCTTGCGCGGTTCGCCCTGCAATCTGATAAAATACAGCTCGCTTCTTATAAGCTTTGTTGCGATCACGATTTTCAGGAGACCTATCATGTGCCGATAGTTCAACAAGGTAATCATTCACATCTTCACCCTCGCAGATAGCGTCAATCTCCTCCCATTTATCCACATTGTCTTCATACTCTTTGTGTTTGAAATCAACTGCCATCTTATTGCACCATTCCTATGTTCGTCACTAAAACATCTTTGTTAATCGCATAACGCCTATGTATGAAATACCCCATTGCATCAAGCCAATCGTCCATCGCTGGATGGCTATTAAACTTTTCTGGGTCACCCTTATCATCATAACCCTGCGACTCAAAAGCTAGTGTTAGATTAGGGCACTTGTCCGTATTAACCTTAAACGTACCGTTGGCAAGCTTCGCATTTACCGCGTTGACCCTATCTCTAATAAATGGGTTCTTGTTCGGTGCATCACATTGCAAGCCTGCTTGCTCAATTATTGCAATATCTGACGCGCTGGCATTTGTTGTGTTGCTTTTTCCCGATGCGTCAGGGTAGCAAACAATCTTCTTTCCACTGAAAAGGCTGGCTGCATTTGCTATGAAGTCGCGCGTATCATGACTGACAAACTCGTCAATGGCAACAGGCTCACCTTTATCAATCACAAAAACCACCGCACAACATCCCCCAATATTGAAATCAAGCGCAACATGAAGCACCTGATCGTCTGGTGTTATAACGCGGTCGGCATGATGTTTCTTCCTGTCAAAAAAGTGATATACCTTCGATTGGGTAAGGCTTACAAACTCGCCGCTGATATACATTTCAGCAAGTAGCGGATCATAGTTGCTTAGAATTTGCTCAACATATCCAGCAGGCAAAAAAGGGTTGTCCCGTGTGTTGGCTTTGATTAGTTCGTAACCCGTGGTTGGATTGCTGCCCCATTTCTCATACATGAACCCAGAGAAACCCCTATCAGGCGTTGTCACTGCTCCGATAGTGTTGATTCCAGAGCAAGTCTGTCGCGTTCTTTCAGATACTTTACGCCAGATAACAGTCGCCTTTTCTTTCGCCTCTGTATCCAACTCATCAAGCACAGAATGAGCGACCTCAAACGCAATGAATCGGTTCGGGTTATCAAATGAGCGTAGGTAAACAGACCCACCTAATGCTGGTATGCTGATTGAGTAGTCTGTCTTGTTTAACTTGTATTCTAGCCCCAGCATATTTAAATCATCTTCAAACCCTGTTATAGCGCGAAGTTTCAACAGGTCATATGTCGGCATTGCATACAGCGTGTTGATAGGTTCGGGGTCAGATGCCATCTTCATTATCAATCGCATTATGCCAGCGCGTGATTTTCCCGAGCCTAGTCCACCACACATTGCAGGATATGCCGCACCATGAAAAACAAAATCGTCTTGGCTAGGCAGAAGCTCAACTGTCGCCAATGCGTTTAACCTCGATAACTATGTTCTGCTTCACTTCCTCTTTTTCAATCGGCTGTACTTTGCCGAATACTCCATCTTTGTTTCTGATAGTGATTTGAGAGTGCATGTTTAGTTCGTGAAGTTCAATGTTATCACCTTTACTAATCATAACTTTATTCGCCCTCTTTTGATTATATTCGATTGCATCCATGAATATTCCATCAAGTCTTAGACGGCGGTCAACTTCTCTACTTACAGCTTGCGTTAAACTTGCGTTCTCTTGCGTTAATTCTGCTAAAGCCTTGTTAGCACTGACTCCCTTTTCGATAACACCTTGCGTTTTTACACGATTCCACCCGTCTTTTTTCATGCGTCTGCATATAGTTGATTCAGCAACACCATACTCTTTTGATAACTTTGTCGATGACTTACAGTCTACTTCATAGGCTTCACGGATAGCTTTCCATTCTGCATTTGTTAGCTTAGCCATTCATAAGCTCGTCAACGTTTCTTTCTGTTATGTTTTTAGTCATTGCCTAGCATTACCTCTACCTTTATACATCCGTCCGTTCCCCACAACTTCGTCACTCTGCTATCCCAAACTCTGCAATCTTCGTCAAATATAGCATCAAGCAAGGCTTTTTCAAGATTGTCTTTGTCTGGGCGCTGCTGGTGTGGCTTACCAAACATGTCAAGTCGTTTCTTTTTACTCCAGCTTTTCGGCATCGGCATAATGAAAGTGATGTGGCTGCCAGATTCAGGTATTGATACGCCTAGCTTTTTGCATTTATCCTTAAACTCCCAATACCTTTGAGTGCATGCGCGCTTTTTCCATTTATCTGATTGAGTCATTCGTGGCTTAGGCAATGGAACTATGTCATAAACTTGCCCTTGATGTTCTGTTGGTATGCTCATTCAACAACCTCCATTTCACTTTCTGGAACATTCATGCGGCAACCTCGCCCAAACGCTCTGAATGTGACGCTTAGCACTCGTATATCAGACTGTTTTGTTTCTGGATCGTACCCTTGCCCATTCAAACCACCGACTTCAAAAGTTCGTTCGTTAAACTTGCCGCCCTTAAATCTCACTTTGT